TACCCTTTATAATGTTTGTTATAATGAAAGTTCATTGTCTCTGGGTCAATAAACTGTTTGAGGGCTGTATAGGAGTAAGGTAACTTTTCTATTCCTATTTTTTTCATTTCGGTAATCAACAACTCTTTTTCTTGGTTAACGTGGTTTTCAAGTATTTGGTTTTCTAGTTGTTGGATTTTCTCTTGTGTTTTTTTCATAATTTTGGATTATCCGTTGTATATAAATAATCCGTAGTTGCCTAATTTCGCAGATTATTAATTCTTTGTAGGATTTCTTCTGCTGCGTCGGCGGGGTGTTGGTCATCTCCCATTACTGTTGCGATGACTTGTTTTTTGTTGTTTAGGATATCGTAGATGATTCCTTCTATTGTGTTTTCAAAGATTGGGTAATAAACCAAAACATTATTCTTTTGTCCGTAACGATAAGCTCGGTCTTCTGATTGGGCGTGGTCTGAAGGTAAAAACGATAGGTCATTCATAATAACCGCTTCAGCGGCTGTTAATGTAATACCAACACCTGCGGCTTTAATATTACCCACAAAAACTTTAACTTTTGGATTGTCTTGAAATTGGTCAACCGAATGTTGTCGTTCAGGTTTTGACATTGAGCCGTCAAGTTTAACCGCGGCTTTTCCAAAATGTTCGGTAATCTTATTTAAAGAATCGGTAAAGTTACAGAATATAATAACCTTCTTGTCTTGTTCTAAAATGTTTTCAGCAAGTTCAATTGTTTGAGCAATTTTTTCGTCAGCAATAATTTGTCTAACCTTTGTCAGTTTTGAGAATTGAACCGTAAGTGATTTTGATTCTTCAGGATTCTTATCATACCAATCATAATATTCCCCCATCACTTCTTCGTATTGTTTAGATTTTAATCTAAGGTATACTGGTGTAATAATTTTGTCAGGTAGGTCAAGAACATTCTCTTTTAATCTTCTTAAAGTTAATCCTAATGTTCGGTCTCTTAACTCTTCCAAGTTTGATGCTCCCGTTACATTCCAAACTTTTCTTCCACCAACATTAAATTGATAACCTTGACAATATCTGATTGCATATGCCATCCAATTCTTTGCCACAGGTGAATCAATTAAACTTAATAAGTTGAAATAATCTATTGGTCGTGATGTCATTGGGGTTCCCGTCAATAACCAAAGTCTGTCAGTTTTTTTAACAATGTCGTTGATTAATTTTGTCCTTTGCGCTGTAGCATTTTTAATATAGTGTGCTTCATCAACAATGACCAAATCAAAATTGGAAGCAAGAATTTGCGACTCATCTTTCTTCTTAGTGTCATGGAAATTTTTAATAATATCGTAGTTTATGATAACAAAATCCGCTTCAGTACTAAAGTTTTTACTTTCGGCAATGAACACAGTTTTATCTGAATAGTTTTCAATTTCACGTTTCCAGTTAATTTTTAAAGTTGCTGGACAAATAATCAAAGCCTTTTTGGAACCCGCCTCTAATGCGGCAATAATCGTTGAAGTTGTTTTACCAAGACCCATATCATCTGCCAAGATAAACTTTTTATTTTCAACTAATTTTTGGATTGCTTCTTTTTGGTGTTCAAGTGGTGGACGATGAGAATATTTTGAATAATCAATTACAACATCTTTAACAGAATTGTCTTTTATGATTGCGGCTTTTGGTAACCAAAAATCGTGAAGTTCTTCACTATCAAAAACTTTACCCCAAATGTGGTATGCCTTTTCTTTATCCGCCAATAACTTTTCAACCCAAACTTTTTGTGGGATTTCTGTGTATAATTTGTCGTCCGCCAATTTCTGAGCAAAATAGGCATCAAGAATCACCCACTTCTTAGCAACTTTTGGTTGCTTATCGTGGAACGATATAATGTATTCCGATTGACTCCTTGTTGGGTAGAATTTCTTGTTAATTTTAGATTTACGTTTCAATTCCAAAAGGTAGTTATTACCACCTTCATAACCCTCAAGAATAGTCATCGCTTTTGACTCCAAACTTATTTCCATTCTTTTTAATAAAAGTTTGTATTAAATATAGTTAAAGTTTGAGTATTTATCAATATATGCAGAAATTAGTTCCAATTACAAGATTAGGTAAGTTTTTTGGCGGAGAAGATTACGCCTTAGATACTGGTATGGGTCAAGAGTGGTTAGAAGGAGATATTAACTTCACTGTTGTATTATATCGTATTGACCGATATAAAACAAAAACTGATAGTGTGTATGGTGAAGTTTTAGAAGATGGGGTACAATTCTTGGCACCTGTTGAATTAAAAGGGTTAGTTCAAGTTATGGCTCCTACCAATAAATTTTTGGGTAGTTCTAAAGTTGAACAACAAGAACCAGGTAATATGAAATTTTCACTTTATCAAAAACAACTTGAGGACTTGGGAGTTGAAATATTTATGGGAGACTATATTGGTTATTATGAAACTGAAGACCGAGTTAGATATTATTCAGTTAGTGATGATGGATATGTAAGGTCTGACAATAAACACACATATGCAGGATACAAACCGTTCTATAGAACAATTGTTGCAACATATGTAAGTGAAAACGAATTTAGAGGAATTTAATGAAAGTCGTAATAACAGAATCTCAGTTTGATTCTTTATTTATAGGTAAGAAAGTTATGGTGTATTATAATTTACACAAACATACTTTTTCTGTTACATATGATAGTAAAGTAATTATGCATGCAGATTATGTTAAATTGGGTGACGTTGAGTTTAGAGTTAGAAAAGGTGGTAAAGAGAGAGTTCGTTCTGAAAAATCAAAAAACGTTCACGCATTTGTGATTGGAAAATTATTAGACTATTGTGAATACCCTTGTGACAATATACCATCACCTTCTTCAAATAAAGTTGTGACTTACAACCCATATAAATACGACACGTTTGTATTTAAAAATACGGAAGAGCCTGTTTATCATGCACAAGAAGTTGATATGATAAACTCAAAAGATAAACTATTTGTTGTAAAATAAAATAATGCCACTACCAAGAACCATAGTTAAACCAACATTGCCGTTAGTTCCAAAAAAAGAATTATCTGCTCGTAGAGAACAACTATTAGAGTATATTAAAAAAGATGGAACTTATTTACCAAAATCAGTATTACATGCCGATTTGGATAGGGGTATGTTGGATTTTGTTAAAACCGAATTAGAGGTTGTAACTGCAGGTAAAATTGTACCAATGTTGGATATTATTATTACAACACAAAACTGGTCACAGTATTTAGAAACGTGGAAGTTTGTTGATTTAGATTATAATCCCGCACCACCATTCATTACAGTTGTTAGAGCTCCAGAGGTTAAATACGGTTCAAATCCTGCGTTAGTTTATAATATACCAAATAGAAAACAATTCTATTATGCTTCCGTTCCAACTTGGAATGGTAATGAACAAGGTATGGACATTTATACAATTCCACAACCTGTTCCTGTTGATATCAAATATAGTGTTAAAATCATTTGTAATAGAATGAGAGAACTTAATCAGTTGAATAAGATTGTTATGCAAACATTTGCATCAAGACAAGCCTATACTTTTATTAAAGGTCAATATGTTCCAATTATTTTAGATAACGTTTCAGATGAATCTCAAATGACAATGGATGCAAGAAAATACTACGTTCAAAATTATGATTTTACAATGTTGGGTTATCTAATAGATGAGGATGAATTTGAAGTTAAACCCGCAATTCAAAGAATTACACAATTAATTGAAATAGACACTACGACAAGAAGACAAAAAATTGACAAGTATCCAAAAAATCCTGACGAGTTTCCTTCTGATTTTCTTTTTGTTTCGGGTAACACCACTTTAGTTGACATGATTGACTTTACTGCAAACATGTCGTTGGTGGGTACCGATAATATTGACACTTATGATGTTTATATTAATGACGATTATTATGGTAGTGATGTTTCGTTAATTCAAATTACAACAAATGATATTCTAAGAATAGAAGTTACAAAAAATGATAACACTCAAGAATCAAAAATAACCTTTAATAATAAGTTGGTTTAATCTTCCCCGTAGATATCTTTTTTTTCTTTACACTTTTCAATAATTAAATTTTCTAAAAACTTATAAATCTTTATCCCACGTTTATCACAGTACTTTTTTAGGATATCGTGTGATTCAGGGGATATTTTTATGTTCTTTATTTCTTTCTTTACTTTCATGGTGTGAAAAAAGGCAGAATTAATTCCTACCGTTTATAAATACTTACCCAAAAGTAAAGTTTTTTCATATAATAATGAATATTTATCTATAAAATAAATCTGTAACAGAATAATTTAATAATGGCAACAGCACAAGCAAATCAAAAAGTATTCGTATCACCAGGCGTATACACATCTGAAACCGACTTATCATTCGTAGCCCAAAGTGTGGGAGTAACGACTTTAGGTCTTGTTGGAGAAACTATAAAAGGTCCAGCATTCGAACCAGTATTCATAACTAACTATGATGAGTTCCAAGCTTATTTCGGGGGAACAGAACCCGTTAAGTTTTACAACACTCAAATACCTAAGTATGAGGCTGCATATATCGCTAAATCATATTTACAACAATCTAACCAATTGTTTGTTACCAGAGTTTTAGGTTTATCAGGTTATGACGCAGGTCCATCTTGGACTATTAACGTTACTGCCAATGTAGACCCAACAACTATTGGTAACCCATCTGTTGGTGTTGCGTTTAGTGCAAACTTCACAGGAAGTTCATCAGGTAATACAATTACTTTTGTTGGTGGTTCTTTACCTACTGAAGTTAGTGCTAATTTAAATGTACAATATAGATTACAAGACGGTTCAACATCAACATTACAAGACGACTTTAACACTTATTTAGATGCTATTATGGACACACCATCTACATCTGCAACAACTGCAGTTATATATGGTTCAATTCCTGAAGTAGATTATCAAAACTTAAGTGATGTTTATACAAATGATTATAGTCCTTATGGTTGTGAAAATAATTTTTCTCAAAATGATTTAAGTGCTGGTTTAAACGATAGTTGGTATTATGCTAATTTTGAATTTGAAAATTATGATTCTACAACAAACAATTATACAGGTTATTCATTCTACTATACAGTATCTAATTTAGTGTCTGGTGCTTCAAGTACATTCACAGGTACTATTACAGGTTATTCGTATACTTTTACAGGTACAGCATATTCTGAATTTAATAACATGGTTATTGCTACTGTTCGTTCAAGAGGTGTTTCTCAATATGAAAATAGTAGTTCAAGTATTAATCACGGACCTGTTTATCAAGTTGGTGTTGACTATGACAATAATAATACTTGGGTACCAAACAATTTAAAAATGGTAACAACTGGTCAATATTCAGGAATAACTAAATCACCATATGCACAATTTGCTTTATCAGGTTTAACTAAAGAAGGAACTGTTTTTGAATTAGTATCATCTTTACTAGCGTCTGACGCAAAATATATCACTAAGGTTTTAGGTGTTGACAATTTTGGTAAATCAAGATTTGATGTTCCAATTTATGTTGAGGAAGCTTATCAAGCGTCTTTAAATTATGCTTATAATCAAGGTTATATTCGTGGATTAAATCCTGAATTAATCGCTTTACCTGATGCTAGAAGTGAAAATAGTTTATCAATTGCATATAACTTAGAAAAATACCAATCACCTGAAACGCCTTATTTAGTTTCAGAATTAAGAGGTAATAAAGTTTATAACTTATTTAAATTCATATCAATTTCTGATGGTGATGCTGCAAACACTGAAATTAAAGTTTCAATTGCTAACTTATCATATAATAATATGTCTTTTGATGTATTAATTAGAAATTTCTTTGACACAGATGCAAATCCTGTTGTTATTGAAAAATTCACAAATTGTAACATGGACCCAGGTTCAAATAACTTTGTGGCTAAAAAGATTGGTTCTGCTAATGGAGAGTTCGCATTAATATCAAGATACGTTATGATTCAATTAGCTGACGAATATCCAATTGATGCGTTACCTTGTGGTTTTTATGGTTATACCCAAAGAGAATATGAAGACTATAACATTTATCCTTCACCATATCCTAAATATAAAACAAAATACTATTACCCTGGTGAAGTTGTTGCTAACCCACCATTTGGTTCAAGAGCAGGTGGAGGAACAGTTGAATCAGCAGGTGACATAGTTAGAAGAACTTATTTAGGTTTTTCAAGTCAATTTGGTATTGACGAATCTTTCTTAACTTATAAAGGTAAACAAACACCATCAAATTGGATTTCAAACCCATTGGCTGAAGGTCAACCTTGGAATGTGATAAGTAAAGGTTTCCACATGGACTCAGGTGCTACAGTTGTAACAATCGGTATTACATCAATGTCAAGTGGTGAAACTGCATTTGAATGTGGTGTTGCAGAATTTAGAGCTGACCCAGCAACTCAAGAAAATCCATACTATTTTATCTACTCAAGAAAATACACAGTATGTTTCGCAGGTGGATTTGACGGATGGGATATTTACAGAGAGTGGAGAACTAACCAAGATAGATTCCAATTGGGTTCATCAGGTTACTTAGCAGGAGCATCCGCATCTTCAAGATACCCAACAGCGACAGGTGACGGTCTATTCAAAAGAATTGTGGTTCAAAACAATACACAAGATTTTGCTAACACTGACTACTACGCTTACTTACTTGGTATCTTAACATTTGCAAATCCTGAAGCTACAAACATTAACGTTTTTGCAACTTCAAGTATTGATTATGTTAACAACTCAAACTTAGTAGAAGAAGCAATAGATATGATACAATATTCAAGAGCTGACTCGGTTTACATCGCAACAACTCCTGACTACAACATGTATACTCCTGATTCAACTAACCCACAAGATATCATTTACTCACAAGAGGCTGTTGATAACTTAGATAACACAGGAATTGACTCTAACTATACTGCAACTTACTATCCTTGGATTTTAACAAGAGATACAGTAAACAATACTCAAATTTACTTACCACCAACAGGTGAGGTTTGTAGAAACTTAGCATTGACTGATAACATTTCATTCCCTTGGTTCGCATCAGCGGGTTACACAAGAGGTCTTGTAAACTCAATCAAAGCTAGACAAAAACTTACACAAACTGACAGAGATACATTGTATCAAGGTAGAATTAACCCTATCGCAACTTTCTCTGATGTTGGAACTGTAATTTGGGGTAACAAAACATTACAAGTTGCTGACACAGCACTTAACAGATTGAACGTAAGAAGATTATTACTTCAAGCTCGTAAGTTGATTTCAGCAGTAGCAATAAGATTATTGTTTGAGCAAAACGACCAAATCGTTAGACAACAATTCTTGGATAGTGTTAACCCTATCTTAGACTCAATTAGAAGAGATAGAGGTTTATACGATTTCCGTGTAACCGTATCTTCAACACCTGAAGATTTAGATGCTAACAGACTTGTAGGTAAAATCTACTTAAAACCAACGAAAGCATTGGAGTTCATTGATATTGAATTCTTTATCACTCCAACAGGTGCTTCGTTTGAAAATATCTAATAAAAATTTATGGGGGTACATAAAGTACCCCCTAATTGCCAAAGTATGAGAAAACAAATTAAAGAAGGTTTCAAAGGTGAGGGTATTGGTACTCCAGATATGAAATATTATGCGTTTGATTGGGATGACAACATTGTTCATATGCCAACAAAGATAATGTTAAAGACTGAAGACGGTGATGAAATTGGTATGAGTACTGATGATTTTGCGGAATACAGACACGATTTGGGTAAAAAACCTTTTAAATATAAAGGTGAAACTGTTGTTGATTTAGCCGATGATGCGTTTAGGAATTTTAGAACTGCGGGAGATAAAGATTTTTTAATTGATGCGATGAGAGCTAAAGAAGGTCCTGCGTTTGGGGATTTTAGAGAAGCAATCAATAACGGTTCAATATTTTCAATTGTAACTGCAAGAGGTCATAACCCTGAAACATTAAAACAAGCCGTTTACAATTACATTGTTAGTGGGTATAATGGGATAGATAAAGACCAACTAATTAAAAACCTTAAAAAATATAGGACGTTTGTCGGTGAAGAAGATATGAGTGATGACGATTTAATTAAATCATATTTAGAACTCAACAGATACCACCCAGTTACATTTGGAGAAGGAAGTGCTGCCAATCCTGAAGAATTAAAAGTTAAAGCGATGGATGAGTTTGTTTCCTATATAAAAGGAATTGCTGGTATACTTAATAAAAAAGCATATATAAAAAATGATATATCTAATAACTTTATACCAGAACAACCTAGTATTGGATTTTCAGATGATGATATAAGAAATGTAGAAGTAATGAGTAAACATTTTAAAGATAAACCAGATAATATAGTTAAGACTTATTCTACTGCTGGAGGCATTAAAAAGGAATATAAATAAAGAATAATCTCACCAAATTAAAAGTAAAGAGAAAAATTTTTTAACAAGACTATATTTATAGATATAAACAACAAAGAAACTAAAAAAAATTAAAATAACATGGCTGATTTATTAATGAAAATGCCGATACCTTACGAACCGAAACGTCAGAATCGTTTTATCTTAAGGTTTCCATCAAGTTTGGGTATTAACGAATGGTTTGTAGAATCAACGGCTAGACCACACATCCAAATTGTCGCAACAGAAATACCGTTTTTAAACACATCTACTTATGTTGCTGGTAGATTTACTTGGCAAACAATTCCAGTTAAATTCCGTGACCCTATTGGACCTTCAGCGGCTCAAGCTCTTATGGAGTGGGTTCGTTTACATGCTGAATCAGTTACAGGTCGTATGGGTTATGCTGCTGGTTACAAAAAAGATATTGACCTTGAAATGTTGGACCCAACAGGAGTTGTGGTTGAGAAATGGATTCTTTATGGAACATTCTTAACTGACGTTAACTTTGATTCGTTAGCTTACAATACTGATGGATTGGCAACAATTTCAGCAACATTAAGAATGGATAGATGTGTGTTAGTTTACTAATACTATTTACAAATTTTCACAACTAATTATATTTAACCGTAAAGCGATAAACTTTACGGTTAATTTTTTTATATGGATACACAATCAAACGACTACGGTCAACAAAATTTTACATTACCACACGACGTGGTACCATTACCATCACAAGGTATTTTTTACAAAAACAGAAAAAAATCAATTAAGGTTGGTTATTTAACTGCTGCGGATGAAAATATCATAATGGCAGGTGGGGGTGACTTAACACTTAATTTATTAAGAGCAAAAATCTATGAGCCAGATATGAGGGTTGAAGACCTTATTGAAGGAGATGTTGAAGCTATCTTAATTTTCTTAAGAAACACAGGGTTTGGACCTGAAATAACATTAAACCTTACTGACCCTGGAACTAAAAAATTGTTCCAAACTAACGTTATGTTAGACCAGTTATCTATTATTAATGGTCAAGAACCTAATGAAGATGGTTCTTTTATGGTTAGTCTTCCAAAGACACAATCAACGGTTAAGTTAAAACCATTAACTTATGGTGAAATTTTGGAAATTGGTAAAATGGCGGACTCATACCCACAAGGAAGGGTTGTACCAAAAATTACTTGGAGAATGCAAAAAGAAATTATTGAAGTTGACGGTTCAAATGATAAGTCGGCTATTGCAAAATTTGTTGAATCAATGCCAATCGCTGATTCAAAATTCATTAGAAAATTCATGAACGAAAATGAACCTAGATTGGATATGACTAAAACTATTATGGCCCCGTCTGGAGAAAAACTAACAGTAAATGTTGGGTTTGGGGTCGAATTTTTTCGTCCTTTCTTCTGATTATAGGAAAACTCAGATAGATGAATTTTACTATCTGAACAATTTAATGAAAATAACATATCAAGATTTTATTCAAATGCCAATATTTGTTAGAAAATATTTGTTGGATAAATGGATTGAAGAAAATAGGAAGGACTAAATTTTAGTCCTTCTTCTATTTATATATAAAACTAATTATAAATTATGGCGACTAACAATCCAGAAGATAAAGGTAGTGCTAAAGACCTTGAAGAAAGTTTTAAAAAATTAGGGAGACCCATTGAAGAAATATTAGACGCAATTGGTAACATGTACGATGAAGCGGACAAGTTAAACAATGCGTTTTTACAGGGTAGAACTAGATTAGATGAAATGAACGATGCGGTCTCAAGAGCGGCTGCGGGGGTAATTCGTTTAGGTGGGGACATTAGTTCCGTTAGCAGAACAATGATTGAAATTGCTGATGGTTCTAGAAGAAATGTTATTGCGACAGAAGAACAAGTTAGTAAATTATATGCAGCTTCAACAATTCTTGGTAAAGGTGCTGATGAATTGGTTGAATCATTTGCTAAAGTTGGATATGAAACATCTCAAATTGGTCCAAATTTAGAAAATTCAATAGATTATGTTCAAAGTGTAGGTCTTAATGCTAAAACAGTAGTTAAAGACGTTGCAAATAACATGGAGTTGATGAATAGATTCAACTTTAGTGATGGTGTTCAAGGTCTAACAAAAATGGCAGCTCAAGCTTCAATGTTGAGGTTTGATATGAATAGAACTGCCGAATTTGCGGATAGAGTTATGTCACCTGAAGGGGCGATTGAAGCGGCGGCAGGATTTCAAAGGTTAGGTGTAAACATCGGTGGATTAGTTGACCCATTTAAATTAATGAATGATTCAATTAATGACCCAGGGGCATTACAAGATAGTATAATAAAGGCAACTAAACAATATACTGAGTTTGACGAAAAAACAAAATCATTTAAGATAAACCCACAAGGTATCTTAATGTTAAAAGAAATGGCTGATGTGACTGGAATTAGCGCAAAAGAACTTTCAAAAACCGCATTAGCGGCAGCCGATTTAGATAAAAGAATTTCAACTATTAATCCATCTTTAAACTTTGACAAACCTGAAGATAAAGAATTGTTAGCTAATATGGCTACCATGGGTGAAGGTGGTGAATACATTGTACAACTTAAAAATGATAAGACAGGTGACATTGATAAAATTAAGTTAAGTGAGATAACAAATGATGAATTAAAGGCTTTAAGAAAACAACAAGACGAAAAACCCAAAACTTTAGAAGACATTCAAATAAGCCAATTAGACGTTTTGAAAAATATTGAAGCGTCACTTAAGGGAAATATTGCTAAAGGTACTTATGGTATTGCGGGTTCTTCGGTAGTTAGAGGTAACGTATTAGGTGCAGATAGAATTACTAGAGCGGTCACAGGAGCTGTAGATAAAAATATACCTGAAAGTGCTGAAATTACAAAAAGTGTAAATGATGGAATTGCGAAAATGGTTGAAGTTTTTACTCAAAAAGATGCGGGTAAAATTAGTAGTACGGATTTTGCAACTAAAATAGCAAAGCTTGAAGACGAAATTAAAGGTAAAGCAAGTTCATATGGTGAAAAAGGTATTGAGGCGTTAAAAGATATTTTAGAAGAAAGTAATAAAAAAGTTACTGGTAGCAGTGCAATTGAGAAAGAATTCAAAAAATACACATCAGAAATTTTAACAGGTGTTGGAAGAACGCCAGATACCACAAGTAAAACTTCAGCAATTTCAGGAACACAAAAATCAGAACCATTATCTAGAAGTTCTGTTTTTGGTAGAGGTAGTACCCCAACTCCAACAGACACAAAAACTAAAACAACTAACGTTAATTCCCAAGTTGATTTTGGTGGAACAATTACAATTAAAGTTGATGCACCTTCTGGTGTTAGTGAACAACAATTTAAAACATTTTTTGAATCAGATGAATTCAAAAGAAAGATTTACGAATACTATAATCAAAAAGCAACCGAGTTAGAAAAAAGATAAATGTCTAACAAAAAAACACCATCAACCTATTTATTAATAAAAGAATAGATGGGTAGTCCATTAGATTATATTAATAGCGAAGGTTTTAGAAAAAAACTTATAACAAGGAATTTAGTACCATATGCTAAGTCCCCTACCAAAGTTACGCCTCCTACAACTTACGAAGTAATTCAATCAGATTTATCGGTAGTTGATAGTCCTGATGGATTTATTGATACTCCATATTTTGCCAATAATTTAATGTATCCACTTAATAGGTGGGGAAGTGATGGTGGTTACAAACAAGCTCCTGACATTAGTGGTAATTTAAATACAAAGTCAAATCAAGGTGAATATGGACCAGGTCAACAAGACGCTCATTTAATTGACGAGGCACAAATTGCGTCCAAAAAAGGTTTTGGGTCAATTGCTCCTGCATGGCAACCACTTAATGCTTATGGTAATGGAGGTTTACAACAATTAGATTCTGGTACTTTTATTGGAAATATTGATGTAATAGCAAGTCCTCTTGTTGGTGGACTTAAAAACTTATATAATAATCAATCATACCCAAGTACATTTAATTCATCATCATATACACCATTATCAATTTTATTATCACCAGACCCAACAGGTAGTAATGGATTATTAAGTCAAGATTCATTTATTGCTCGTTTAGGTGCAAAAACACTTAGAAAAGAATTTGAAGAAAGAATTGGTAGGGCGATTATTAGAGAAACTATTGGTCGTGCCAACTTTTTAAATGTTAATAGTAGTACCAACCTTGTTAATATATTAACAGGTAATGTTCCATTAATTGAGCCAAACTATCAAATTACAGTCCCATCAAACCCATTAACCGCAGCTGCGGATTTTGGACTTAGATTAGCTGGTAGTGTTACACCTTTTTCGTTAATACCTGGTTCTTATTTTGACCCAAATATTAATCCTGCAACACCAACAACAATACAACAATCTTTACTTGCTAACCCACTTGCCGCCGCGGGTAATTTTGTTAGTAATCTATTAGGTGCGGGTAAAACAGGTACACAGATATTTTATAACAATACTGGTGCGGGACAAAAATCTTTGTTGTGGAAGAACATTAACTACAACAGATACAAGCCAAATTACGATAGAACCTTACTTGATAGATTAGGTGGTGCTATTGTAGGTACTGAAACAAACAATTCTAACTTTTATGTTGGGTCAACAAGTTCTGACCCTTCAAGAGTATTCTCACCAAGTAGAGCAATACCTGTTGATGCGTTTGGTAATGAACAACAAACTCCAGTATATGGTCCATCTGAATTAGCTCAATTATATGAAGGACCAAGTAAAGAAATTCGTTTAGGTGCTAATGGTCCTACCTATAGTGATGGGGGTGGTATTGAAGGTGGTTTTACTTGGGTATCACCAAAATATAAAGGTAATGCGGGTAAGAAAGTTGGTATTGGTGGTGAGATTATGGGTCAAGACCAAGACTTCAAACCATCATCGTATGATTCAACAGAGTCTACTGAAAGAAAATTCAAACAAGGTTCAATCCTTGACGATACACAAAGAATTATTGATAGTCAACCACAAGGTGGTAAACGACTACAACATGTAGGTAATGCCATAGACCAAGTTAGTAAAGTATTCCATGATGGATATAAAGAAATGACCAAAGGTTCAAGAGTGATTAAGTACACAGGTTCAATTGGACAAGAAGTTGGAACTGAGTATTGTAGAGTTTTTGCCAAAGATATTCCATATCTTCAATATAACGACCTTCAAAAAACAGATGGTATTGTAACTGAAGGTAGAAGATTTTCATATTCTGTATTAGATAAGACATATAATCTTAATATTGCTCCAAACAAAAGAGAAGGTGGACAAGATTCAACAAACTTGGTTGGAAGTTATAATAATGCTTATGCTAAAAAATATATGTTCTCACTTGAGAATTTGGCGTGGGCAACTTCAAACACACCAGGATTTGCTGTTGCGGATTTACCTGTTTGTGAGAGAGGGCCAAACGGAGGTAGAGTTATGTGGTTTCCACCTTATGGATTAACTTTTAGTGAAACTGTTACTGCTAACTGGAATGCCAACGAATTTATAGGTAGACCAGAACCAATATATACATATAAGAGTACAAATAGAGGTGGTAGTTTAACTTGGAAGATAGTTGTTGACCATCCATCTGTTTTAAATGTTATTGTTAATAAGGTGTTGGCGAATGAAACAAATAAAGTTAGAATTGATAGTATTTTAGAATCATTCTTTGCAGGATGTAGAAAATATGATTTATATGAACTTGCAAAAAAATATTATACAATATCACCTAATGACTTGTTTGATATACAACAGGCAATCACATCAAAAGAATTAACAAGAGAACAATTAGAGTATACAATTAGTACAATCAAAACAACACCTGAAGTATCAAGTGATACTGGAACTGGTGGTTCTCCTGAAGCAACATTTAAGACATTTGAAAATGTAGGATTTTACTTTAATAACGATATACCAAAACAATTTAACGAATCTTTTACTCCATTGTATGACACATATATCACCCAAAAATCATATTATGGAGAACAATCACCTACCACCGCTCAGCAAACTACATCGTTTTTTGATAGTGTAGTTATATCTAACAAACAAAAACTTGACACATTAATAGATGAGTTAGATAAACAATTTACAAATAATCCTGAAGGTACTGTAACAATAACTATTGATAGTAGTACTTCACCTGCGGCTAAACAAGATTATAATAATATTCTATCAGCAAAAAGGATTAATTCCGCGGCAATATTCATAACGGGTAATAGTAAAATGACAAAGTATGTTACGGGTACACCACAAAGATTAATTGTTAAAATTGGTGAAGGTCGTGGTGAGAACGCTCAAGTAATGAAATTTGATGAAAAAACTAAAAGTTATATACCTGGAAGTAGTGTTTCTTGTGGTGACAATGACGGAAATAGCCAAGCGTTAAATAAAGAAATTTATACTACAAATGCGATGGCGTGTAGAAGAGCTTACATTTCTAATATACAGTCAACATTAAAAGCTCCAAAGGCGGTAGAACCACCGAAAAAAACAACGGTAATAACAGGTAATGTTGTTACAAAGACAGAAACAAAACCCGTTCCTGAAACTAAAATAGTTAATAAAGATAATATAAGTAAAAGAATTTTACGTTCTTTATTATCAGAATGTGATTATTTTGAAACAATTAAAGAAGAAACTCCAATGGTTTATGATAACCTTAAGGATAAATTAAAATTCTTCCAGCCAGCATTCCACTCAATTACGCCTGAAGGTCTTAACTCAAGATTAACTTTCTTACAACAATGTATGAGACCTGGTGATACAATACCAACAATCAAAACAATTAATGGGGCTGCAACACCTGTTTATAATGACGCAACAAACACATCTTTTGGGGCACCACCAGTTTTAATTTTAAGGGTTGGTGATTTTTATAATACTAAGATAATTCCAAATAACTTATCCATTCAGTATGAAAATTTAGATATAAATCCTGAAGGTATTGGGGTTCAACCTATGATTGCTAACGTTACTTTAACATTTAATTTTGTTGGTGGTAGTGGATTAAAAGAATCTGTTGATAAATTACAAAACGCCTTAACATTTAACTATTACGCCAATACTGAAATATATGATGATAGAGCAGATTCAACTGATTTAAGTTATAAGGTTATTGATGCCCAATTTTTGAAATTAGCGGCAAGTAATGTTGCACCTCCAACAGTTAACCAAGCAACACCAAACAACGGTCAAAGTAATGACAAACCAATTGGTACCGTCATGCTTAACGGACTTACTGCGGGTACAATTAATTATAGTGATTTTATGGATAAAGTTGTAACTGAAACACAGTCATATTTCACAAACGTAGTTAATAAAAATAAAGAAACTGTTAATCAATATAATAATGCCGTTCGTCAACAATGGATGATGGAAAGAACTTATCAAAATGGTAAGTTTGAAATAACAAAAGACACTGATAGTGTATTATTTGGAAAACCATATAATTTAGAAAAGAGAACCGACGAAATATTTGAACAATTATTTAAAGACATTAAAAAAGGTAATGAAGGGTTTATTGAATTCATTTCACAAAGTGAGTATGATTTTACTAATCGTCTTATAGACCAAGTTCAAGAGAATTATTCAAATTATGTTAAAAACAAGAGGTCGTCATTCCAAAGTGCCGTTACCAATATAACAAATGGTATGGTATCTGTACAACAGAGTTATATTGGATATATTGGTAGAATAAATACTATAACCTATAATGTCCCTGCATATGCAAATACAGGTACTGATGGTTATCAAATAAAAGACGGTAAAGTTAATTCTTATATTATATCAGGTACAACAGAAGTGGACCCAAGTTCAAAAGATGTTACAAATACTTTAGATGAGTTAAAGAAAGATGTATTAAAGATTAAAACAAATATTGACGAGTTTAATACTGTTGTTTGGAAACCAACAGACTTTACTTTTTCAGACGGTAAAAGTTATACAGGCGTTTTAGTTTTTGAACCAAATTATAAATTCCCAGTAGAACAAGTTTTTACTCCTTTTAGTAAAAAACCACAATTTGATAGTACTAATGGTTACACGTTTAGAAGGGTTTATATGATTGTTTCAGATGATGTTACTGACAGTAAAAAATACGAAACCTTTAAAAATGCGTTAATTGGTAATATACTTAATAATAGTGCATTAATGAGTAAAAATACTAAGTTTAATATTGGTGATGTGTTTAACTTGTATTGGGAAAAAACTGCAAAACCATTATTTGAAGAGGAAAATGGTATCACTAAAGGGTTTATTGAAAATATGGAAAAAGAAAAATTAAAAGACTTTTTAAAATATACCCCATTTAATCTTAAAAAGAAAAGAACGTTTACTTATACAACAGAAAATGCAAATACTGAGGCACAACAAAAATTAATAAAAGGTTTAGGGTTTATTGAAAACCAAAACACAAATAATAAAACGTGGAATGATGAAAATCCTGCAAACGTATTTATATCTAAAGCAAAACTTAACTAATGGCATATCAATATTGGAATAGATATAGTGAATTTCTTATTAACGGTGAACAAACCGTTGTGCCTTTTGTTAATGTACCACAAAAGACAACTGACAAGACTTATATATATAAAGTTGGTAGGAGTAGGTTAGATGTTGTATCACAAGAGTTTTATAATTCACCATATTTTGGGTGGTTAATTTTACAAGCAAACCCTGAGTTTGGTGGTTTGGAAAATTATATATATGATGGTGCGGTATTGATTATTCCTTATCCTCTATTACCTTCATTACAGGATTATAAAGCTTCGTTAGCAAATTATTTTTATTATTATGGCAGGTAATGTTCAAGGGGATAACAGTGGTAATATTTTAGTTGAGTTTGATTACAATAATATTATTGTAGTTGACCCTAACAAAACTATTGATGCGCTTGGAAATATTCGTGAAAGATTAGTTGACCATGAAAATTTGGTAATGTATGCTAATCTTGAAGCTGAGGTTGTTCCAAGAACTAAACTATCTGTTGGCGGTAGTCCTGAAGATAGACTTAGAACAATTTCGGTGGCTAAAATGAACTTTTTAAGACCAACTGAAGAAACATTTCTAACAACTGGATATTACGACGAATTAACGGGTAAGAATGCAAAAAATGGTTTAGGTGTAAACCAAATGCAAGAAGAAATTATTGACCCAAAAGATGGTAATAAACCATATTCAAAAATGACAATAACCGACCCTGGAGGTAAGGCAACTGACAATGGGTTATTGGGCATTACTAGTATTAACATAAAGACAAATACATCGTTTGTCCCACAAGTATCAATGACACTTGAAGACATTCAGGGCCGAGCTTTATTTCAATTAGGAGATAATTCACCATATTCCGCTTTTTTTAATTTACCATATTGTCCATTTTATTTAACATTAAAAGGTTATTATGGACAGGCTATTAGATACCAATTAAATTTAAAAACATTTAATGCAAGATTTAATAGCTATAGTGGTAACTATTCAATTCAATTAGAGTTTGTTGGTTATAAATTTAACATTTTAAATGAAGTATCCATGGGCAATTTGCTTGCCGCTCCACACATGTATAGCACAACATTTAACGTATCAAAATCTCCAACATCACCTGAAGGAGGAACGAATAAGTCTATTGAATCTCAATCAAAAAGTAATGTTATTTCAAAAGAATCAACAATATCTACAAATAATATTACAAGTGAATTAATTACTGAAAGAGGATATCAAAAAATAGTTGAAATTTATAGTGAGTATAAGGCCAAAGGTTTGATTGCACCGAATTTTCCTGAATTAACATTAGCTCAATTAATGAATAAGTTATTAACTTTTGAGCAAACAATACAAAATTCCTACCCAAAGGCAAACGTTGAACCTTTAACTAATATTAGAAATTACAAAGAGACTTTAAAAAATTATTATAATAAAGTTTACGGGAATAGAGACTCTTGGTTTAACACGTACTTAAACCCAAAACCAATAATTTTAAACGGAAAGGGACAAGAGGTTTATAATTTTAAACAAGAATTTATTGATAACCCAACAAAGAGAGCCGAAGCGGTTAGTTTTTTAAGTGCATATACTATTGATTTTAACGCTCTGTTGGCAAAAAACCCAACCTTAGGCAGTACGGGTAAAACACCAATTAAAAATAGTATAACGTTTAATACTATGATTAAACAGGTTGCTGTAACCGACATAAATTTAGAAAAAACCACAACATCTCAAACAGGTAAGTTATTACCAACAACTGCGGATACTAAATCAATGCAGTTGATTTTAGAAAAAGTGTTAAAACCATCTTTTGAAAAAAATACTTTAGATAAAAAATTTGAGAATCTATTTGGATTCCTTATTAATCCTCCACTTTACACTTTTGATGAGTTTAGAAACCTATTGTCTAAAATGGAAACCGAAGCCAATAAAAAACTATCTGAGTTTGAAACCGCATTATCGTTAGATTTGGCAAGAAAACTTGAAGACAGTGCAACAGGGCTCGGATTTAACCCAACGGTTAGAAATATATGTGCGGTAATCATGGCATCCGCTGAAGGGTTTATTCGTTTACTTGATGAGGTTCATACTAAGGCTTGGAATGTAAAATATGACCCAGTTAGAAAAAACGCGATTTTAAATAATCCGTCTTCAGCTCAAGGTACCGATACTGAGGGTGATGTTAAAATAAGTCCAGCGGCTGAAAGTGCTAATCAAGGATTAATTAACGGACAAATACCTGTATACCCATGGCCACAATTTTTTGTGGAAACACCTGAGGACAAGAAGGGAAGATTCCAATTAAAATATCTTGCAGACCCTTCTGTTGTTGATACCACACAAGGTTGGAATTATGCAAAATGGCCTGAAGTTGAATTTGTTGAGGAGTATATGAGAGGATTAACCCAAAAGTTTAATCCGCCCGTAGCTCAACCACCAATAGATAGTCAGGGAACAACTAACATTATTAACGTAAATGCAATTGAATACCCGTCAGAAGGTATTGCATATGCCAATAAAGAAGAAATTAAATTTTTCTACGAAATATGGGAAAGACAATTTTTAACTTCAAACTATTCTGGATTTATTAGAGCAAATAATAACCAAATAGACCAACTAACAAAATTAATTGTAAGTGCCGAAACAAATAATATTGTAACTAGTTTAGGTGCAAGCTCACCATTTTTAAGTTTAAAACTTAAAAATTATGATATTACCGCACAAAACTATCCATCTTTTTTAGATAACATCTCAAATCAAGGAACTGGTAGGGCGTATCAAGATTATATTAGAGATTTTTTTGTTACACCATATATTAGAAATTTAACACAAAATTCTTTTAATATTTTAAGTTTAACTGATTTAGGTAAAGAACCTCAAACAAATACAAAGTCTGATGGGTTATTACAGTTAGTTAAAAATGTAACTAATGAACCAATAATTATTGACACATATCCGTTTACAGACCCTACATGGGTTGCAACAAATATGGCAAATAGTGTTACTAATACTAAGAGTTCTGTATATAACACAAATAAAGTACTAACGGTTTTTGAAGATAGAGATGTCATATCAAACTTTAATAGTGTTTATGATTACACTAAAAATAGACCTGTAACTAATTTTTCTTATTTAAAAGTTTCTAACCCAACAAACCAAATAACATCAATAGGTTTAGATGGATTTTATCTTATAAGAAAAGACCCTACTTTTTTTGTACCAACAGAAGGATATGTTAATTATATTTCACCAAGTAAAAATATTCCAATTGAGACAACAACATCAATGTTGAATACACCGTATTTTATTAATGCGGTTCAAAATGGTGTTTATAATTGGAGAAGAAAAGACCCATATCCTTATACACAAGCGGCATATCTATTTATCAATTCTTTACCATTAGCTTCTTTAAAAGAAAAATATAAAACTGATGGGGCGTCAAGTGATTTAGATTACATTGCGTCTTGTTTTAAAAAGTTTGGTGCAATTCATAAAATGCCATATGCTTGGGTATTAAAAATGGGTGCAATTTGGTATAGATATAAAACTTTTATTAATACCAAAACAGATATGTTAGAGTCTGCTTGGAAAAACTTTGATTACAAAACAAATTTTGACCCAGTAACAAGTTCGGATACAAAAACATATACTTTTAAATTTGACGGTGAGAATAAAATTAGATTACAAAATGTTGACAATAATATCACCAAAATTCAAACAGGGTTTTATCCAAAAGTAATAAACGACTTTAACGTTTTTTATAATGGATATGATTTGTATAGTGGTTATACAGATACAGAAATACAAGCAAGTGTTGATAACGGATTAAAAGTATATAATTTTACTGATTCAAACATTAATGCTCAAACAATTGCGTTTCCTTTAATTACACCAATAAGATATTCAAGTATACAAACATGGTCTGTAATATTACCTAACAACACTTTTGACCCAACAGATGTTGGAAATGTGTGTAACCCAAGTAACAATACAACTACTTTAAAATATTATGTGGTACCATCATTTGGTTCTCAGATAAATCAAGTTAAAAATGAGTGTTTAGTTGCCAATGCCCCTGTCTGTCCATTTATTGATAACCCATCAATTTATAATGGCTCCGTTAGATTATTATGGTCATCACCAAATTACGGGTATTTTAACAATAGTCAAATTTCAAGACCACAACCAGATTCTTATGTAAATAAAATTGAAACTGGTATAAAACAACAATCACCTTTTAAATTATTAAATGGTTTTGATTATTCAAAAATTGAAGAGATATTTTCTGTTTTTGATAAAACTATTTTAGATAAATTTGAAAACGAATTTTTAAACTTTTGTAAACCAGTATCAAACATTGATTTAGGCCCACAAGTTGCGGTACCAATAGGAGTATCACCTGCCGACCCAAATGCATTATTTAAAAATTTCCAATACTTGTTTAGAAGTATGATGGAGATTGAAGGTAAACCAAGTTCCATTAGTAATGGTGAGTATTTTAAAACAATTGGTAATTCACAATTAACACTTTTTTCAAACACCATTAAAGCGTTTTTAGAATACGATGTTATTTTAAAATATGGTAATCCTGCGGAATATAACCGAAGAGTAATGGCATCATACCTTGCACAAGGTAATGGGAATAATCCTATTGTTGACCCAATAACTTTTAACCCGTACATTAAAAATAGCTTACCTTCATCATTAAACACAACTACTTTAGATTTATCTAAATCAAGTTATACTAATGCTTGGAGGGCTTTGGAAACTCAAGTAGGATTTTCAACAATACCAAATTTAATATACGATAATAATGGTTCATATATTACTGATTTTTTTATAGACAATAATATTGAATTTACTGAAAACAATGTTGTGTTGTTGGCACCAATTATTAAAATGTATGCAACCCAAAAACTTTATAGTCCAACATTATCAAGCGCAGAATTTAAAAATAGACTTCAAACTTATTTAAATTTTACTTCAGAATTTCAAAATAACATATTAAATCAGGTGTTAACAGAAGTAAGGGCAGAGCTACCTAATCAACAAGAATTACCTGAAAGAGCTATTCAAAGTGTTATTGATGGACAACAAAGTAAAGTTGAAAACTATGAGGTGTTTAAAGCGTTAAATGACAAATGGATTGCTGGGTCTGACTACACATCTAAAACTTTGTTTGAAGATTTTATGTTTTTAGATAGAGCATCAAGAAATATTGGTGATACGATTATTGTAGATATATTTGATTTAAAAAATATATTAAGTGAAAATTCACTTAATATGGAAATGAGTGTCTTCACTTTTGTTAGTGGTATTTTAATTAAAAATAAATTTAATGTAATGCCATTACCAGCTTATGTTAATTTTTATAATATACAAGATGTAGATGGTACTACAATACCACAACCTGAAGGTAAATTAGAATTTGCGGATAACATGTGGGGAACATTTTTAGATGTTGATTACAGAAAATCAGGACCAAAAATGATTTGTTTTTATGCTGGACAACCGTCAACGCATTTAGATTTACCAAAAGGAAATTCCAGATTTAGAGATGATGCGTTTGACTTAAGAAGGGCTTCAGATAATCCTTTAATTGAAAATCCCGCAGGTAAAAAAGACTATGCAATTTCAAATAAATGTGTTGGATTTAATGTGGATGTTGGAATAAGAAATCAAAACATTTTTTATTCGGTTGAAATTGGTATGGAATCTGGTAAAGCAACTTCAGAGTCAATACAAACACAATTGAATATGGTTGACCAAGCCAATGGTAAAAATACTGCAACACAAAATGTTAGTTTGTATAACTTATACAAACAAAGGAGTTATAAATGTAGTGTTAAATCTTTAGGTAATGCTTTATTACAACCAACAATGTATTTTAATCTTAGACACGTACCTATGTTTAATGGTCCATATTTTATAACACAAGTTGACCACGCAATAACTCCAGGTAATTTTCAAACCAGTTTTACTGGTACTAGACAAGGTATATATGATTTACCATCTATTGATAACTTTTTACAAAGTATCAATCAGAATTTATTAACCAAAATTGAGGCCATTGTTAAAAATTCTAAAGATGATGTTACAGCCAAAGCAATTACAGATGTTGATAAGGCTAAATATGTTAGCCAAACAGGTGATAGCGCTGCTGCGGCACAAAATTCATGTAGTAATAATTTAGCGGTTGCTTATAATACTTGGGGTGATGTTCAAACATCTACAACTATGAGTATTACACCAGAAGAATTTGTGAAAGAACTTGAAAAGAAAACAAACAATCCTGACTTACAAGTTCTTATTTATATGATATGTTACGCCAAGACATTCAAACAAACTAAATTTTATGGTTATGGTAACAATTATGCTAACGTAACACTAACAACTAACTATGGACAATCGGGTGATGGATTCTTCAGTCCTAAAAAATATTCATGTGTTAGTATTCCAAATTTAACAGGTAAACCAACGGCACAACCAGTTGCAATTTTTGATACAATTGGAAAGTTTTTTGACTTTATGATATCTAGATTAAGTGGTGCAAATGTTGACAGAGTATTTAATGAAACTACAGGTTTAGGTATTACTAAATATTATGTTTGTTATTGGCCCGTTTCTGGTACTACTGAATCTTATTATGACGCACATCTTTCAGAATTTAAAACTTTAGATGCAAGACTTAACGATGCATTTAAATCTGCCGATGAGGTTGGGTTAAATGTTGTGTCAACTACAGGATTAAGAATTGCAAATCTTAAACAAAAGCAAAAAATTGCGGATACATATGCTGGAGTAACACCACAACCAAACAATTTAAATACAACAACAAACGTTGTACCATCATGTCCGCCACCAACCATAACTTCATTCTCGCCATTAACAGGTGTGAGTGGTACTATTTTAACTATTGTTGGTAAGAACTTAGACGAAGTAACAGGTGTAACAATAAATAATGTGACTACAACTACAGGAATTACTATTTTAAATGCGTTTAACATTAGTGTTGTTGTTCCTTATAGTAATACAATTGTTGTGCAAACTAACCCAATAGTTCTTAGAGGAAATTACGGTAATGGAACAACTTTAAGCGGGTTTACTTATAACCCAGCTCAAGTAACACCAACAACAAGTAATCCAAATAATTCAAATACACAACCACAACAAACAGGACCAGTTACTTTAGACGGAAATACACAAACAACTCCAAATGGAACAACTTTAAATCTAATTGTTACAGTTAACCCTAATGCTGCAGCACTTAATACTTGGACACTACAAAATGAAGTGAGTATGATTGTTTCGGTTTATGATAACACAATTGTAAATAACGTTAGAACACAGACTTTAAACAGAACTGTTACCACGCCAATTTTAGGTTACGTATCAAACAACACATTTAACATAACTTATAATAATGTTGCGGACATATTGGTTAATAACCCAATACCTGAGTTTAAAACAGTTCCTGTTAAAGATGGACAAACGGTTAACCTTAAATTTACAGTTACTGCAATTCCTACGGATAAAGTTAAAAATCCTCAAAACGTACCGCAATCGTTTAATTTTAATTTTACGCCTACACCATCAACAACGCCAACATTCCCTGAACAACCACTTTCAATAGTATTAGTGGGTGAAAGTCCATCATTACAAGGTAATGGATGGCAATATTTTAACATAACGAAACCTGATAATAGTGGTTATATTACTTTTAAATTTAACGCACCAAATTTTAATACAGATTATTACGGTTCAAAAATTTTAATAGACAGTAACAACCAAAGGGTTAATGTTAGTGGGGTTAGTGGAATTGATACAAACTATACAAATAGATATTATGTAAACACTAGTGGTGTCTTTAGGTTAGTTGTTGAATATTACCCTTATGGTTTTACATCGCCAGTTGGTGGTCAAGTATTAAAACAAACAGT